ACCACCAGATGGATAGCTTAAATTTTTATCATTGGGCCAGCAATTTATTATTTGACCGTGAATAGAGTTAATACATGCCGTCTGTAAATATTCATGCAATTTATATGTATTAACAAAAGTATCGTTATCACAAAAGAAATACCAATCATACTGGTGCATTTTCTTGCTCAATAGATGTAATATCTTTATAGCCTTAATTTGACCAGATGCATAATCTGAACGATCACATACCTTAACTACATTGTTTTTAATATCTTCATGATCTGAATAGAATAATACATCCACATTTTTTCCCCAGGTTTCAAGTATATTATTCATCCTGTGTTCATGATTTTTAGTATGTATTACGCAGTATAAAATATTCATCATTATCCTATCAATTTATGGTATTCTGGATGTCTGTGTTCATTACTATCAAATACATCTCCCACAAATTCTGTACCAATTCTAGGCTTCGGGAAATCTATCTTATCAAAGAATGGATCATGAACTACTTTATCATCACCGATAAGTGGATAAAGCTTAGTTATAAAGAATTCGTAATCCGTTCCATACTTATTTTGTTTTTCAAAGCCTTGCAGTAATTCACGCATAGGATAAATATTATTATTCCTATACCCCCACATTCCACCAAGGATTGGAAACCTATGATATGGGTGATCTCGCATTATATGGAATGTCTTATCGCTATCCAGCCATTCATCTACGGCGTACTTTTCTCTGTAAGATAGTCTAGAGTCGGTATCTCTAAAAATGGAAGCAGATATTGTGTTATCGTAGGCAGTGTCAAATCTCCAGAACATACTTTCCCAGTTGGACTCGCTTTCCTTCTTAACAACTATAGTATTGTTAAAATCTTCTAACCTACGGACTATATCTTCAGGAACATCCATTCCTACGAAGAACTTACATATCCACCCTGGATAAATCTCAGTAGCAAGTTCAGCATTCCTTAATGCACCAATGGTGTATTTTGGATTGCTTCCCCATAAACTAAACGAAATCACTTTTGTATTCATAACTATTTCTATAAAAGGAGAAGACTATAGAGTACTTAACTCTATTATAGTGAAAAAATAATAAAAGCTCAGAAGAGAGAGAAAAAACTTGAAAGGATAACATGAACATTTACTGAATGCTCAGACTACGAATAGCTGTTCATGCCGATGGAGGTTCTTTAGCTGAGTTTATTTCGCCTACGCACATCCAAGTTTGCTGATTCTTCGTTGCCAATATGGGCTGTAGACCAGGAATCAACTGCTGGCTATCCCATTATAGCCAAAAACCCTCGCCAAAATCACACTTTCCAAAAAATTTTTAGAAACCGAGTTGCAACCGAAGACTTTTCGGATATAATGTGATGTATGGGAAATTTACTCAGAAATTTTTTTAGGAGGAAATCATATGAATCAGAATGAATTTTTAAGTCTATTTGAGGAGTGTTCTAGCGGCTATAACTGGGAATATGTTGGAAATCGCCTAGTAGGTACTCGCGGGGGCAGGACTTTTAATCCAGTTACTGCTGTTGCTTTTATTTGCAATCTAGGATATCATCCACCAACAAAGCGTGGAACTCTGAGGGCTGCTAGACTTCTTGGCATGTCTCAGTCACTCGCAAATGCAGTGCATTCAACGTCAAATCGCGGACATGCTCAGATTGTTCGTGGAAAGATGCTGAATATTTTTGATTGGGAAACTGTTTGAATTTAGATATAATGAGGAAGGGGAGAAATCCCCTTCCATTCTATACGCGAGGTAAAAAATGTCATTAAATAATGAAGTTCGTTTGATTGGAAATGTTGTTAAAGATCCAGAAGTATTTGAATCAGAAAAAGGAAAGTTTGGCAAGGTAAGAATCGCCTGCAATACAAAGCGAGGTGAAACCGAAGATACGCTCTTTATTGATGTTAAACTTTTTGGATATGCTTTCAATGATCTAGAATATCACGGCATTGAAAAGGGAGACAAGGTTATTGCTTATGGAAGGCTTGCTATTGAGGAATATACTGACAAGAACGAAGTAAATCGCAAGGAGCCCGCTGTTTACGCTAATAGTATCATCAAAATAGCAAGAAAGCAAAAGCTAGAAAATAGTTTCTAACATGACCAAGGAACATAAAAAGAAAGTAACAATTCATCTAAAAAATTCCCAGGAAATACACGCATACTTATCAATCAATAATACCAATGCGTTAGTGGATCAAGTATACAGTGTATTTTCTGGAGAATTTGATGATAATTGCGTTGAAATAGTAAGCGATAATGAGCTTGGAAGAGAAACTATTTTATTAAAAGCGGATGAAATACTATACTTGAAAACTCAGGTGGATGTAACAGATGAGTAAAAAGCAACAACAACGTAAAGAGCAAAAGAGAAAAGAGCGGGCAAAGAAAAGAGTTCTTGCAAGGAGGAATTTTCTTAGAACAAATAGAAAACTAGAAGAAGAACTAGAGCAAATCAAGAAAATGCAAGAAGAAAAAATAGAACCAATAAGAAAACAATCTAATGATACTTAATATAAATGCACCAGTAAATACAACATCTTATGGATATGTTTCTTCAAATATAATAAGAGAGCTTAATAAACTTGGTCATGATCTTAGGTATATACCAATAGGACAAACAGTTCCAGACGAAAACTTATTAGATGATATCAAAAAAGTCTTAATTCGCTGGGATTACTCTTTTGATGCACCATGTCTTAAAATATGGCATCAGCATGATCTGGACGCATTCTATGGCAGGGGCGTCAGAATTGGTATGCCAATATTTGAACTAGAAGATTTTAATGTTAAGGAAATTCATTCTCTAAGTAATCCAGACAAAATCTTTGTTTGTTCAAACTGGGCTAAAGGCGTCGTTGAAAATAAAGTACCTTCCCAAAAAGGAAACATATCTGTCGTTCCTCTTGGCGTAGATAATCAGCTATTTTCTCCATGCCCACTTCCAAATACAAATAAAACTATATTCGGAAATTTTGGAAAATGGGAAACAAGAAAAGGTCATGATGTATTAGCTGATATTTTCAATAAGGCTTTTGAAAAAGATGATGACGTTATATTGGTTATGATGCCTCATAATGTATTTCTAAGTACAGATCAAACAAATAATTGGATTAGCAAGTATAAGAATTCAAAGCTTGGAAACAAAATATTATTTGTAGATAGGCAGAAAACTCAGAAAGCAGTCTATAATATTATGGCCCAGATACATTGTGGCATTTTCCCATCAAGAGCAGAAGGGTGGAATTTAGAAGCAATTGAACTTCTTGCCTGCGGTAGACATTTAATAATAACAAACGCCACCGCACATACTGAATTCTGCAATAATGAAAACTCACTTCTTATAAATATGGAAAGCGGATATGAGCCAGCAAAAGATATGAAATTTTTCAATGGGGATTTTGAATGGAGAAAAATTGGAAATAGCGAAATAGAACAATGCGTAGAACATATGAGAAGTATCCATCGCAAAAGACAAGATGGAAATCTTTCATTAAATACTCATGGTATTGAAACCGCCAAAAAATTCACATGGACTAATACGGCACAAACAATTGTGGAAAACATATGGAACTCTTTGGTATAAATATAAGCTTCAGAATTATAACACCTTCTAGTGAAGATGGAAAACTCCTTGTATTAATAGATGATAATGGTTCATTCCCTCAACTGTTTTTAGGTAAAGAGCCATGCATAGAAGAACAAATATATCAAAAGCTTAGTGAAATGTTTTACACAAGTGATCTGAATATTGTTTATCAAACTAAACAAATATCATCAATCATTAATGAAGACTCTATTATTACTATTTTGTACACATTCATCTCTCCGTCAACAGCCTCAAAAACCGGATCTTTCGTTAACTTTGATAAAAACAGCCTAGAGTTATACAGACTCGTAAACAATAAATCACTATGAGCGAAAACTACATAAAGATAGAATTTGACGGATCTAAACCATTTATATCAATACAATACGATAGTATAGAATCGTTTCAGAATTTAATATTTTTCATAATGTCTCCAACTGGAACTGATCTTTTTTTGAAGACTATAGAAAAAGATTTAGTACAGAATAACAAGGCAGAAGAGCTGGAAACTATAAAGGCATTTATGCATATAATTTCTCAAAATCAAGATGATGCATTATTAAATGCTTTGGATTCTAGCAAGCCCTTAATAAAGCCAAGCTCTTTTAAGTAAGGAAAAAATATGACAACTGAAAGAAAAATAGCCTGGGAAAAATTTACTCCGGTAAGTGAAACAAATCAAATCAATCATATGACTCAAGATGATATAATTGATGAAGATGAAGACGGGGTAGTAGATCCTGAAGATGAGGGCTCTGATGAAAATATAGTTGGTCGTCTAATAAATTTTGAAGACCTTCTTGTGAGCGACAAGGTTCGCACTCCATTTGGATGGTATAACATTGAAGATGATTTTTCGCCATATAATATGTTTGAGTGCTGGATAGGGCACACGAATTTCAAACTCACCAAAAAAGACTTTGATATACTCAATAATGATATAAACGGCATTGGATGCCTTAAAGTTTTATCTCCATATAGGTTTTTCATAGGTATTGAAAAAATGTTTTCATTTGCCGCAGTTAGAATACAAATACAAAAAGATTTATGTAAAACCCTAAATATGGAAGAGACTTTCATTGAAGGAAATAACGATGTTGATAATGTTATAAACACCGTTATAGCAAGAATAAACGATGCCTTTTTTAATATCAAAGATTCTGAAAGATGGGCAGTATTTTTCAGCAATGATGGAGAAGTTAAGACCATAAAAAATTCTGAATGCGGATCAGATTTGGACTATTACAAAAAATTACAAAATCTAAAATCTCTGAAAAACGGAAATATAATAATCTACGACAGTCTTTAATGGAGTATAATAATACGGGAAATGGACTAAAAACATTTAGGATAAAATGGAAACTGGCTAATAAAGCTTGGAGAAATTAAAATGGCTTTACTACCAAATACAATCATTTACGGTGCAACTGGAAATAGCAGTTCACCAACAGAAAAATTAGATGGCGGTACAGTAGTTGGCATCACATCAGCAAGTGATACAACCAACGGTCCAATCACACAAACTTTTCCTTTAACATCAAATGCAATTGATGGAGACGTAAGGCAGGTTCTTGTTCTTGAAGCATCGGGTGCTGCACATGCATATAGTGCCCAAAAGGCTTTTACCGCTGGAACATTTGCTTATGTTCAAGATCAATTCATGATCAGAACCGTTGCCACAAAGATTAATAACGTTGCTAGCACATTACTATCCATTAATGGTGAAGCTGCAAATCGTCCTCATACACTAATCAGTAACAAATCTAAGGGTGCTAAGACTTCAACTGCTCATAGATCTGGATACTGGAGAGGTGTAGGCATTTCAGGTCAAAGAACTAATTGGAGTTCAGCCCCTGCAACAAATAATGTAAGCTACGTTCTTCCAACTGATAATTCTAACCCGGCAGTAGATCAAGGTCAGTTTGTTACATACAGAAGCGTTCCTGGCGAATTAGCTTACATGTATGGTGCAATTGACGCTCAACTCAAAGATTATCCAGCTAAGTAATTACGTTTTTTAACAATCACCCCCCTTTTGGGGGGTGATCCTCTTAGTGGAGATTAAACATGCTTTCATTTCTTTCATCTCTATGGACGACGGAATTAGGTCTGGCTGGATTATTAATCACCTCCTTGATTACTTTGGTATTTTATATTGTGGCGTCTTCTAATAAAAGGGAAGATAAAAGAGCGAGATGTTTTTCGGAAACACTAAACGAGATTCATACCCTACACAAAGAAGAAAGATCAGAGTGGAGGGAAGATGCTAACTTCAGACAGAAACAAACAAATGACGCTCTAAAAGAATTATCAAAAGCTATTAACGAAATGATTAAAGATCATAACGATAACCATATAGCAAGATTGGACATAAGGTAATACAATGGCTCTTGAAATAACATCGTCATCTTCAAATAGACTAAGTTTTACATTGACTGATACTCAATTAAATACTAGTTTATCATTGAATGACTCAATTTCTTCAGTCACTTCATATACATATGGAACTGGAGTTAATGAGATAACAAACGCAGCTACTATAACTGGGGTGCTACCTTCTGGTGGTTCTACACAGGTAGATTTATATTCTTTTCCACAAACGACTTTTGACTCATCTCAAAGTATACAGTTTACTGGTGTAAAAAACTTTTCAGTTTACAATACATCCACAACTGAGGGTTACGATTTTACTATTGCTTCAACTGGTAGCAACGCATGTACAAATCTATTCAATGGAGGAAGTGGTAATCTCTTAGTTAAACCTTATTCTGGATTTACATATAACGATCCATATGATGGATTCGTAGTTTCAACTATTCAAAGATATGTATATCTAGATGATCTTGGCTCTGGCGTAACTTATAAAATATTTGTACTTGGTTTAGATTAGGAGAATAATAATGAATGAAAACTCAAAGAAATTCGCATTAAACACATCAGATTTAGTTAATCTTGGCAAAAACGCAGCACTTGTTGGTCTAGCTGCCGTGCTAACCTACGTTGGTGAAAACATTAGCGACGTAGACCTTGGAACAGCAGGAATCATGCTTGTTCCAGTAGTATCAGTAGCAATTGATACCTTTGTCAAGTGGATTAAAGATAACACAAAGAAGGAAGAAAATGTCTGATTTTAATTCACCAAAAGAATTACTCAATGCCTACAAAAATGGTTTTGTAGGCTCAGTATGCGATCCAAAAGATGTAGATAAACTACTTGGCGAATTGCCACATCCTCTATTTGGTGCTGCTGCATATAATCTTTATGAAAGTGGTAAAGGTAAAATAGCACTTCTATACAAAAATGTTCAAAGATTTGATGCTGGGTTTGGTCCATCAGAAAGGCAAGTGACGGGCGATTGTGTTTCAATGTCAACTAGAAATGCAATAGATGTTACACGTAGTACAGAAATAATAGGTGGTGAACGCGAAGACTTTGTAGCAAGAAGTGCTACAGAAGCTATCTATGGATCAAGGGGGCATGGTGGTCAAGGAATGTCTTGTTCTGGTGCTGCTAGATTTGTTCACCAGAATGGAGGCGTTTTACTTCGCAAAAAATATGGCAATATTGACTTATCAAAGTATGATGGTATGCTTGGTGCTGGATGGGGAAGAAGAGGTGTTCCATCCGAGATAGTTCAAGAAGGTAAAAAACATCAAGTAAAAACAATATCTCTAGTCAAAACGCTTGACGAAGCTAGAGATGCTATAGCAAGCGGATATGCTTTAAGTGTATGTTCTGGCTATGGATTTTCATCACGAAGAGATAAACACGGCATAGCAAAACGTTCTGGCGGATGGAACCATGCAATGGCCTGGGTGGCTATGGATGATTCTCATGAGATTTATAATGAAACATTATTCTTGGTCCAAAATTCTTGGGGAGCCTGGAATGGCGGTCCTAAAAGATTTGATCAACCAGACGGATCTTTTTGGATTAGAGAAAAGGATGCTATTGGTATGCTTAGTGGTGGTGGAGCATGGGCATTCAGTGATGTAGATGGATTTCCTGCTAGAAAAGTAGACTGGACTTTAGACGAGGTATTTTAATGAAACAAAAAATAATCATATATGCATTAATCCTATTTACATCTTCTACAGTCTATGGTGCGGTTCAGGATGAGATTATGACTATGTACTATGGATTTATAGATCAATGGAAACAAGAGGTTGTTGATGCCTTTGATAAGGCAGAAAAACAAGTATATAACATAGAACCTATTGTTGTTCCAATTGGTCCAAATGAAGATCCATCCAAGTGTCCATGCAGAGGAACTGGAGTTATAGTTCATGGCGATGGACATACTACACCGTGTCCATTTCATAGTAAATCATCACCAACAGAATGTAATTGCGAAGACTGTCAATGTAATATAATGGAGAAACAATAATGTTTGACATGGAATTCATACTAAAGGGAGTCGCCTTATTAGTAGCAATAGGATTGCTTTTATCTAGCATTGATTTTTCCTATATATTAGCAAAAGTCTCTGTTAAAAATGATACCGTTAAGGTAAACAATAGAACCGTAGTTAAAGTTAATGAAGATAGTAAGTTCCTGAAAACTCTTGAGTTATGGTATCTTCTAAAGAAACAATGTGATGATGCTGGGCTAAAAGAAGCATCAAAAAAGATGGACGACGTTTTCCCCCTCTTAAATGATAATTTAGAGGAGGATGATGATGTTTAAGATGTTAAAAATTGCAATATCATTTGGTCTTCTATTTTTTGTATTTTTTGGATCTATTCCAGATGTAATAGACATTAATCCTACGCCAGATGAAATTGATGAAGTTCAGGCTATAATAGATGTTGAAAAGCCATCCGAAGAAATAATAGCATTCGTAAGACCTATTGCGAAAATTATAACTGGCGTAGAGGATAAAGCAAAAGTAGCACTATTTAATTATGAATTCGCCAACCGTCTAGAAAAGTACAACACTGATGTTCAGCAGTTAAACGACGTTTATGTTATTGCCGGTAAAGAATTTTTTGGAGATTCAATGAAGGGAAAATATGATAACTTTGCATCATCTATTGAAAGCCTTTTCAAGTCTATAGTTACTGATGATAATCATGCTGTCACAAATGAAGAAAAGACACAGTTAAAGAAATTATTCATGGGACTTTCCTGGGCACTAATAGAGAGATAAACATGGACTTTACGCAGATAAAAGAAATACTAGAGGGTGTATTCTCAGATTCTGGATACAAAATTGCTAATTTCACTTTCACCTTTCCTAAAGAATTAGGCATATCTGTAAAGAAAGTTGATGAAATTTTACATTTAGACTTCAAGGGCAATCTTCCAAGCGTAAAGACTAAAAAGCTATTTATACCATTTAGTGTCTACGTTGAAGGCGTAACAATATCTGAAGATGGCGGATCTATAAAGTTAAAGCATTTTCCAGATTTTAATTTTACATACGCCGATGGAATCACTTCTGAGCCTAGATTTGGTTCCCATAATAAATCTACCTTTAACAATAATCTTTTTATCCAAGACATAGACAATGAATATAAGGATAGCGAAAGAAGAAGAATAGCCAGAGTTGCATTGAAATATGCAAGACAGTGGGCAGATTTAGTCAATCAGAATAATATTGAATATACAAGAGAAAATAAAAAAAAGCTAATAACCGATTGCGAAAACTTCGTAAAAGAAAATATGATTAGATCTGGCGACATAGAGGCGAGATCTGGCATACTAGCATTCGTTCTTATATACTTTGTACTTCCCGCCGTAATTAGCTGGGTTGTTAAAAAATTCCTTGATAACTATTTCAACGGAGCATAAAATGAAAAAAGCCTTCATAATACTGACTATGTTTACTCTAGGAATTAGTTCAGTTTATGTAAAGGGACAAGATGTTAATATAGATTTTTCTTTCATGAAGGCTAATAAAGAGGTAGTTCAGACTGAGCAAAAAACAGAAAAGATAGAAGAAAAAAACAAGGTATATTTTTTCACCGCCTCTTGGTGTGGTCCATGTCAATCCTTCAAGAAAAACGAACTGCCTAAATTGAAAAACATTTCTATTGAGATATATGACATAGATAAAAATGTAGAATTTTATGGCAAGTGGAAAAAGTCTAGCAAATACATTCCACTATTTGTTTTTCTTGATTCTCAAGGTCAAGAATACGCCAGGGTTACTGGCTATCAAAAGTCTTCAACAATCATAGAAATGATTGAAGATAAGTGAAAAATTCTTCAAGTCGCTACTTGATTTTTTCCGATTCTAGACTACAATAGAAATATGCAATTACCAGCAGGATTCTACATCTGCTGGTATTTTTTATCATTATTTGGTTAGGGGTTAAAAATATGAAAGTAACAAAAAGAGATGGGAACAAAGAGGACTTTTCAGTAGAGAAAATACACAAGGTTGTGGAGTGGGCTACAAATGGTATCAACGGAGTGTCATTTTCAGATATTGAAATGAATGCCAATCTATCTCTTTATGATGGCATATCAAGTGAAGAAATACATCAAATTCTTATTAAGTCCGCAAATGATCTAATTTCAAAATCTTCACCCAATTATCAATATGTTGCAGCAAGACTTCTTAATATGCAACTACGAAAAGCGGTATGGGGATACGGAGATAAGTCAACCAATTTCCTACTTTTTCTTAAAAGAAATGTTGATAATGCTATATATGATCCATTCATTCTTGAAAAGTGGTCCGAAGAAGATATTAGAGTATTTGAAAAATATGTCAATCATGATAGAGACAATATGTTTACATATGCGGGACTTCAGCAGCTAATAGATAAATATCTAGTAAAGAATAGAACCACTGGGAAGATATACGAGACTCCACAGTTTGCTTATATGTGCATTGCAATGTGCCTATTTGACACGATAGAAGAAGTGAAGCAGGCATATGACTGTTATTCTACATTTAAAATAAATTTGCCAACCCCAATCATGGCTGGCGTCAGGACAAATATTAGGCAGTTTGCCAGTTGTGTTCTTGTAGATGTTGACGATAACTTAGATGCAATTTTTTCAAGCATTCATGCCGTTGGCAAGTACACTGCCCGCCGTGCCGGAATAGGTCTTAATATTGGTCGTATGCGTCCAATAAACTCCCCCATTCGTGGAGGAGAAGTAATTCATACAGGCTTGATTCCTTATCTAAAGAATTTTGAATCTGCCGTTAAGTCTACTAGTCAAAATGGACTTCGCGGAGGCTCTGCAACCGTTCACGTTCCCTTTTGGCATTATGAAATAGAAGATATTCTTGTTCTAAAAAATAATGCTGGAACTGACGATAATAGAGTCAGGAAGCTAGATTATTCCATTCAGTTTTGCAAGCTTTTTTATGATAGACTTATTAAGAATGAGGATATTACTTTGTTTAGTCCTCATGAAGCTGTAGGTCTTTACGAGGCATTTGGAAATAACAGTAGGTTTGAAGAGCTATATCTTAAATATGAAAATGCCAGAGGTATGATGTTTAAGAAAAAAATCTCTGCAAGAAAATTAGCCGAGGTGTATTGTCGTGAGCGTTTAGAAACTGGAAGAATTTATTCTATGAATATTGACAACGCCAATGATCACGGCTCGTGGAGTATACCATGTTATATGTCCAATCTTTGTCAAGAGATTATTCATCCAACTAAGCCTATTCAATCCATTGATGATAAAGAGGGAGAGATTGGAATCTGCATTCTTTCTGCAATAAATCTTCTGGAGCTTTCTGGAGATGAAGATATAGAAAAGGCATGTCGCATGGCTGTCAGAACATTAGATTCAGTTATTGATTATCAAGACTATCCAATTGTCGCTGGTGAAAATTTCACCAAGAATCGTCGCTCTCTAGGTATAGGCATAACTAATCTTGCTGGATTTCTTGCAAAAAACAAGCTAAAGTACGATGATCCAAATAGTCTTTCTATTATTCATGAAACCATGGAAAAGACTCAATGGCATTTAATTAATGCTAGTTGTGATCTTGCTAGAGAAAAGGGTAGTTGTCCAAAGTTTGCAGACACAAAGTATGCTAAAGGTCTACTTCCTATAGATTGGTATAAAAAAACTGTGGACGAGCTTATAAAGCCAGAATACACAATGGATTGGGAGTCCCTTCGCAAAAAGGTTAGAGAATTTGGCTTGAGGCATTCAACTCTATCCGCTATTATGCCGTGCGAAAGTAGCTCAGTAATTCAAAATAGTACCAATGGAATTGAGCCAGTAAGAAACCTTCTTTCATTTAAGAAGGCCAAGAATGGCGTTCTAAAGCAGATTGTTCCCCACTTCTACAATCGCAAGAATTACTATACAACCGCATGGAGCCTAAAAGACAATAAATGTATAATAAACATATCAGCCGTTATTCAAAAGTTTGTAGACATGAGCATGAGCACTAATCTTTATTACAATTACTCCCACTATGAGGGCGGTAATATACCACTAAGCGTTATGATTAAAGATCAAGTCTATGGCTATAAGTACGGCTTGAAAAACCTGTATTACGCCAACACGCCGGATGGAGATGGCGAAACAGAAAAAGAAATGAACTGTGAAAGCGGGGCATGTGCAATATGACAATATGGTGGAATTGCCCTAAATGTACAGAAGTTACAGATGAGTTTGAAAGCAGTAAGTTCAATGAATGTCCTAAATGTAGGGAGAACATAATGACACGCCTCTTCCAAAATAGATTCTATAAGGTTGAAAATAAAAACAAGCACCACAATACTGTGGAGTGGTATTTTTTCTGTAGAACAGTTAATGGTAAAGACTACTTTTTTACAAAGGCGACATTAGATGAAGCAAACATCAGAGCAGAAAAAAATCAAGAAAATATTCCAAACAATATTATTTCAATCAATCCAGAGGAAGTATATAACGAAAAAGAATACCTCGCAGGAAAAGTAGAAAAATTAGAGTATGAACTTGACATTGAAAAAAGAACTGCTAAAATATGGAGGTATCTCGCAATAATAAGCGTTCCTTTATGTTATGCTCTCGGTAGTGCAATGCATTCTCTAATAGTAGGTTAAAAATGAAGACTATATTTAATACAAAGAACATTGATCCAATGAGTCAACCGCTTTTTCTTGGTAAAGATCTTGGGGTTCAAAGATATGACATGATCAAATACCCTATCTTTAAGGATCTAGATAGTAAACAGATGATGAATTTCTGGCGTCCAGAAGAAGTTGAACTTAAAAAAGATAGAGGTGATTTTCAAAGTCTTACAGATAATGAAAAGTTCATATTTACGTCAAACCTAAAATATCAAACAATGCTTGATAGTGTTATCTGTCGTGGGGTTCCAACTCTCTTAGAATATGTGACAAATACAGAACTTGAGGCATGTTTAATGACTTGGCAATTTTTTGAGAAGATCCATTCCCAAAGCTATAGTTACATTATTCAAAATGTCTATGCCGATAGCTCAGAAATATTTGAAGGAATCTATGAAGATAAGCAAATAATGAAAAGAGCAAACAGTGCTATTCAGGACTATAATAATCTCATGGGCATGGATATTGATGCAAATAAACTCTCTGATATAAAAAAACAAATCTACATGACAGTTATAAGTATTAATATCCTAGAAGCTGTTAGATTCTATGTGAGTTTTATTTGTTCGTTTGCCTTTGCTGAGAATAAAAAGATGGCTGGAAATGCAGACATTATTAAACTTATAAAGCGTGACGAGGCTTTGCATCTAACTAATACTCAAGAAATACTAAAGATTCTACACAAAGAAGAATGTGAAGGATTTATTCAGACTTCCAAAGAGTGTCAAGAAGATGCAGTAAAAATGTTTGAAAATGCAGCCAATGAAGAGAAAGAATGGGCATCATATCTCTTTAAGGATGGATCAATTATTGGTCTTAATGAAACCGTTCTTCATCAGTACATTGATTGGCTATGTATGTCCAGAAGAAAGACCATCGGACTTCCGTATGAAAATGTTGGAAGAAACCCAGTGGCTGGATGGACTGAGCCTTGGCTAAACAGCGAAAGCGTACAGGTTGCACCACAAGAGCATGAAATAACCTCATATAAGATTGGTGCGAGCAGAAATGATTTAAGTGAAATGGATTTTGAGGATATAGGACTATGAATAAATTTGGAGCAAGTGTGCAAATGGAAAATTCAACAACTAACCTAATGGCTAAAATAGTAAGATGGCATCATGATCGCAACCTCGTTGAAGGAAGCACAGATAAGGATCAAGTTCTAAAGCTTATGCAAGAGCTTGGTGAATTATCTGATAGTGTGTGCAAAGGAAAAGATATTCGTGACGACATTGGAGATATGTTGGTCGTGATGCTAAATATAATGACTAGAAATAACGTAACCATCGAAGACTGTCTACTCCAAGCATGGGGTGATATCAAAGATAGAAAAGGCAGGATGATTGATGGAATTTTTGTAAAAGAACAAGATTTGTGAGGTAAATTATGCCTATTCCTAAAAGAAAGCCGGATGAAGACAGAAATGATTTTCTATCTAGATGTATGTCAGACTCAACGATGAATAAAGAGTATCCAGAAAGTTCACAAAGGTATGCTGTATGCTTAACTTCATCTAAAGGATCACAAGAGCAGCAAATAAAAGATGCTTATTATGACAATACTTTTGGATCAACAGAGATCATAACTGAGGATAATTTTTACATACCAAAAGATTCAGATTATATTGACTTAGGTGAAACCACAGAAGAATGGGATATAGCAAAGGAGCGTCCTGGGCTGTGGGAGAATATTCGCAAGAAAAAGGAACGTGAAGGTAAAAATTATAAACCAGCCAAGCCTGGAGATCCAGATCGTCCAACCCCGGATCAACTAAAGAGGGCTCAGTCTAAATACAAGTACAAAGATATTGAAACTAATGAAATATTTCTTTATGATAGAATGGGCGTATACAGAAAAAATGACAGAGTTTTAATGTATGTTGGTAAAGCGGAAGACGAGTCAACTGCTGTACAATATGGCAAACCCCCAAAAAATGACCCAAGAAAAACTCCCGCCCCTAAAAAAGATCAAAAAAAGGGATCAAAGAAAAACAAACCAGACAGTGCTAAGGACGATAAGGGAAATATAACCTTTAATGAAAGCTTAACTAAAAGGCTACAATCATTAGTCACTGAGCATAATAAAAAAGATAAGGGTAGTAAGGTTACTCTTGGTATGTTAAAGGCTGTGTATAGAAGGGGAGCGGGAGCGTTTAGTACTAGTCATGCTCCCAAAATGAGTCGTGATGGATGGGCTATTGCAAGAGTGAATGCGTTTCTTTATCTTATGAGAAATGGAAGACCTAGTAATCCAAACTACAAACAAGATAATGATTTGCTTCCAAAGTCACATCCAAGAAGCACCAAAGCTGAATATGAAGATAATTCAATGCAGGTTTCTCAAATAAAGAAAATGCATCAACAGTTAATGATGTTAGACAAAATCCTTGATAATATTTCTGTTGACTTTGAAGAATGGACTAAAGACAAAATATCAAAAGCAGAACACTTTATTCAAGAGATTTATGATGCTGTACTTTACTCTAAACATGAGGACGATGAAGAAGATACAGAAGAGGAAGGTATGCAGCCTGAACTATTTGAGAGAGATGATTCTCCACCACAATATGGGTCTGAATACCAGGGCAGAAAAGTGCAGCTTAATAAACCATTTAGAACTCCAGATGGACCAAAGAAGTTTAGCGTTTATGTAAAGAACGAAAAAGGAAATGTCGTTAAAGTAAACTTTGGCGATCCGACAACTGACATTAAACGTGATGATCCAGCTAGAAGAAAATCTTTTAGAGCACGCCATAGATGTGATACAGATCCTGGTCCACGCTGGAAGGCAAGATTTTGGAGCTGTCGCCAATGGAGAAGCAATAAAAAGGTTGAGGATTAAAGTACATATTGGAGATACTTTTGATATATAATACTTAGGAGGTATCACCAAATGAAACACTATGTTTACGGACTATATACAAAAAATACAGATTTACCGAGATTATTTTATATTGGCATTAGTTCTGGCGATAAGAATCTCTATTATAGAGAAAAAAATCATAGATCAGATACATATAACCCTTATAAATTGTCTATTATCAAAAAGTATGACTTTGATCTGCATGTAATATGGATCACTGATTCAAGAGAAGAAGCGGAGAAACGAGAAGAATTTTTAATTAGATGGCTTGGCGAAAGCATTACAAACTTATGCAAACATTCAAAAGATCTAAGTTACGCGAGAGCCAAGGAAAGAAAGCCGAAAGAACAATGGAAAAAACATTCTAAAGAAGCTAAACGGGAAAATAGAGATAGAAACCTTACTGTCCCATATTCAGAAATAATACGACTTATAGAAGAATGGAAGCAAAATCCATTAGAAACTCAACAGAATTTCGCTAATCGTAAAAATATATCAAGAAGTAAATTCAAAGATTGGCTAAGATTATATTCACCAGAATCTATTGGTTTAACTAAAAGATATCAGAGAGAGGTATTTAATCAGATTGATAAATCAAATAAAAAGCCCAGGGATATTATTAATGAGTTTTCTAGTTTAACAAATTACACTTACAATCAAGCTAAAGCGATTTACTATAGACTAATTAAAAAACATTAAAATCTTCTCTTGAAGAAAGATATAGATGAAAAAGAAAAAACCCTTACAGCATGTTAATTCAACTAGGATCAAGAAACAATTAGAACAAAAGCAAAGGAATGAACCAAAAACTTTAGAAGCAAAAACCTATAACCATAAGGAATATATTAGATCCATCATAGAAAATGATATCACCATTTGTACCGGCCCCGCTGGTTCTGGAAAATCCTTCATACCGGCAGGATTATTTGCACAGTACCTAATGGAAGGTAGACATGAGCAGATAATAGCTACAAGACCATTAGTATGCTCTGGTAAAGATATTGGATCACTACCCGGAGAAATGAGTGATAAGATTGCACCATACTTAAAACCAATTGAAGAAAACTTTAAGTACTTCCTCGGGTTCTCTAACTATGGTCAGTTCTTAAATGACAAAAAGATTAGATATGAGCCCCTAGAAGTAATGAGAGGAGCAACATTCAATAACTCCCTCATGATTTTAGATGAAGCCCAAAACTGTACTGTAGATCAAATAAAAATGTTCATTACAAGAATGGGCAAAGACTCAAAAATAGTAATTAATGGTGACATAAAACAAACAGATATTAGCAACCATAACGGTCTTAATATTGTGATTGAAAAACTCAGAAACATTGAAGGTCTTGGTATTTGCACATTGACATATGAAGACATTCAAAGGAATGGAATAATTGGAAAGGTTCTTAAAGCTTTGGAGGAATAATGCCGAGATATGATTATGAGTGTTCTAGCTGTGGACACAAGATGTCAGATATTTACCAACAATTTTCTGACAAACCCTTGAAAAAATGTGAAAGTTGCAAAAAGAACAGCCTTGAAAGAGTGGTCTTCGTCCCTCATGTTTTCGTGAGGGGCGAGCCATCTACAATTGGGCATCTTGCTGAAAGAAATAGCGAAAGAATGGGCAAATCTAAAGTTCACGACATGACGATGCAAGATAAAGAAAGTAAAAAGGAATCGCTATCAGAAGCAAAAAAAGAAATGCGATCAAAAATTAACTCTATGAATCAGGCTCAAAAGAGGAGATATATTGAAGATGGAAAAGTTTGATTCAATAATATTTATAACGCCGAATATAGGCGAGTATCACCAAAGAAATGTTTTTTGCCGCAATATAAACGCTGAAGAAATAAAATTCTTAGAAGATGATCTCATAGTAGAGTATAGAATGAAGCATAATTCATACACAGACTGTATGAAAGACTTAAAAGAAAAAATGAAAAAAATCAAAAAAATATTGGAGGAAACAAATGGCTAAAAAAAAGGTAACAAAAAGAACTTTATCAAAAGTTGAAAAGTTTTACATTGAAAAAAATTGCTCTGATTATACACTGAATGAAATCTGCAATGATATAGGATGTGCTGAAAATGTTGCATCTTCGTACTATTCAGAATGTCTTGCAAATATAAAAAAGGCTGATACAATAGATAAGCTGATGGTTGTTGATAGCAAAAATGGATATGCGGTTATGACTAAGGAGGCATCGGAAAAAGGTGAAACAACAAAACCCGAAAGAACCGTTAGACTTGACACAAGCCACATCCACAAAATCAGATAAAAAAAGAAAACCCCAAAAGCCCAATGAATGCACTGAGAAAACTCCATTCAAATCAAAATACAAGGAAGGATATATAACTCCTTCAAATTTTCTAGCGGAAATGATTTTTGAAAAAAGGAATGAGGCTTTCAATAGTGGAAAATGCCCAGAAAGATTTTGGGTAACTGGCAACAAACTACATGGTGCTTATAAAGGTCAGGTTATTGCCGCCGCAAAGCTTCTTAAAAAGTACCATGTAGATTCTATAATTAAAGCTCTCAAGTCTCCAGAAGCAAAGTATATCCTAAAAATTCAGGATAAAAAGCTTCAGCCCATAATTGAGAAATTTGAGAAGAACCGGCTTGACAAACATCTAACCGAGAGCTATAATACAACCGAAGGTATATCAAAACCGTTTAGGGGTAAGCACAGAAATATTTTGAAGGATCTTTAATCTATGGCTAAAGATAAAAAGAAAGTTGATTTAAGTACAGATAAAGCAATACAGAAGGCTTTCGGTAAAGTAGTTTCTAAGGGATCAGAACTTGTTCAGGCTAAAAGAGATCTAAAGGCTGTAAGTGTCAGCCCAGCACTAGATCTAGCACTTAATGGCGGCATTTTGGAAGGTAGTTGGACTATCATATCTGGAGATCCTAAAACTGGTAAAGAACAACCAGTTTCTGCTATTGTTTATACTCCCGATGGTCCTAAATCAATGGGGGAAATAAGTGTAGGTGATAAAGTATGTACACCTGACGGTAAATTAGCTACCGTAAAAAAAGTACATCTAAATGGAGAAAAGGATGTATATAGAGTCCATTTCAATGATGGTGTATACGCAGAATGCGGAATAGATCATCTTTGGAAAGTCGGAATAAATTATCATGGAAAAGAAAAAACAGAAGTATTGTCATTAAGAGAAATTTTAGATGTAGGATTATTTTATTCTGATAGGCCAAAATTTAAAATTCAACTAACAGAAGAAGTAGAATTCAATACGCATGAAGTTCCTATTGTTCCATATATACTTGGATGTCTATTGGGAGATGGAGGAATGACCAATAGATCTATAATTATTACTAATACTGATGAAGAAATACTTGATGAGTTCAGACATGAATGTCTCCAAAGAGGATTAGAGCTAAAGCCCACTACAGATAATGGCATATCGTACCGTTTATCCAGCGGACAAAAGTATAGAAATTCAATGGTTCAAGACCTTAACAATCTTGGACTACTTGGAATGTCTTCGCACAGTAAGTTTATTCCTGAAGTGTATAAATATAACTCTACTAGTATTAGATATGAACTTATTCGTGGACTAATGGATACTGACGGTTATAACCAAAATGGAAAATGTGCCGAATATACTACCGTATCAGAACAACTGGCACATGATTTTGTTGAAGTTATTCAATCTTTAGGATATACTGGAAAAATTAAATACCGTACAACAAAGTGCAACGGTAAAGAATTTCCTTCCTATAGAATTCATATTTCTGGCAATAATGTATCAAAACTATTTTCAATAACAAGAAAAACAATTGCGAATAAAAGAAACAAGACAAGTCTATTCAGGACTATTAGAAAAGTTGAAGTAGTAAGGTCTGAAGAATGCAGATGTATAGAACTAGATAATGATGAACATCTATATCTAACAAACAACTTTATTGTTACTCACAACAGTACCACATGTCTGCAAGTATGTAAAAATGCACAAGATGAGGGCAGGCCAGTAATTTATATTGACGGAGAAAGCCGACTAAAGGCTTACAATCTAGTAGGTATAGAAGGTTTGGATCTTGATAAAATTCAAATTATCCACAGTCCAGATGATGGAGAGTCTCTTGCAGCAGAAGATTTTCTAGATATTGCAGAAAGTCTAATGAAAAGGCCAGACAATTGCGGTGCCGTTCTCGTTATTGATTCTTGCTCGTCTTTAATCCCAAGGGCAGAGCTTGAAGAAAGTGCCTCTGCTTCATTACGTGCAAGTTTACCAAAACTTCTATCTCACTGGATTAAAAAGAACGCACAGACAGTCGTAAAGAACAAAATCAATGCACTAATTATTACTCATTATATTACAAATACATCTGGTTACGGTAAAGTAAAAATTCCAGACTGTGGCGTAATGGTTCAATACCAAGCAGACACTAGACTTGATATAGCCAAAATTGAGCCATGGGAAGAAAACAATAAGAAGATAGGACAACTGGTTCATTGGAAAATTAGTTGTTCATCAATGGGTGCATCTGGTGCCGAGTGTATAAGTTATATCAAGTATAATAAAGGTATTGATAAGGAAAAAGAGATTATTGAACTTGCTGAGTCTTTTGGCATTATAGAAAAGGCTGGTGCTTGGTACTCAATACCATTCTTGACTGGCACTGAGGGATTTGAAGAAGCACCGAAGTTTCAAGGACAATCTAAGATATACGAGTTCTTAGTGGAAAGAAAAGATATTTTTAGTTCTATTCATGCTAAGGTAAAAGAGATGCTTTCCGATGATTAGAGTGATTGGTTTTGATCAAAGGGAACATAAGTTTAATTTTGCCAAAAACAAGAGTAGAAAATATCTTGAAAATAAATCTTCTCTACATACAAAAACTAGAGAAATAATCAAAGATCTTTTTCCGAACCTATCCGTCTACGAAGAGGTTACTCTTCCAGGTTCAAAAAAGATTGGTAGATCATCTCTATTGTATGCCGACTTTTTTATTCCAGAGCTGATGCTAATAATAGAAGCTCATGGAAGGCAGCATTATCAGTATTGTTCTTTTTTCCATAAAGACAAAATGGATTTCCTAAATGCTAAAAAAAGAGATCTAGATAAAATTGAATGGTGTGAAATAAATAACATCAAAATAGCAGTATTACCTTTTGACAGGAAAGAAGAATGGAAGCAATTGATATTACAGACAGCCAACCAATAGAGGCGTTAGAAAAGTTTACGCAGTGGATAGATTCATTCTGTAAAGAAAATAACATTATAGAATACAAAGATAGTGACCACTACGAATACATTGTAAATATGCCGCATGAAGACATACTTAGTCTTTCTAGTGACGAGTGTTTTGCGAATGCACTTACCTTAATGAACTATGCTGGAAATCTACAAAAAAAACATGACTTAGCATATAGTCAGTATAATTGGTGTGTAGAAGCATTAAATCTTCTATACGCTAAGTATTGGGATAGATACGATAAGTTTCTACCAGCAGAAATTAGAAAAAAATCTATATTGATTGAAAATTCTTTTGCACAATCAATTGAAAAATGCCGATTAAGATTGTATGCTAGTATGCAGATATTGCTTGAAACCACAAAAGACATAAAGAAGAAAGTAACCCTATTTCAAGATTTAGGAAAATCAAGGAGTTTTAAATGAACATAGCAACATTGCTTAGAAACGCACTAGTCAATGGGGATTGGTCCGAGGTTTCAGAAGCATATTTTATGCTTTCTGGCGAGCGTATTGATCCACCAGAAAACGATACCGCAGCCGCCCTGTCAATCATAATGAAAAAACTTGATGGGCTGACTGCTAATAAACCAATAAAAAAAAGTACTAAAAAACAAACTGCAAAAAAAACAGAGGTTGACAAAGGCTTCTCCGTAGTGTCTAATAAGCCTTCAAGAAAGGTTACGGACAGACATGGTGAAAATAAATTTGACAATATGCAAGATATTATTGCAGAAGCAGAAAAAGAAACTGGATATGACAAAATAAATGATAATGTTAAACCTTCAAATAGAAGTAGAAAATCTTATTCAACTAAGTCTGTAAAGTGTACGGAGTGCGGATCAAGTAATGAGGTAAATCCATTATTTGCTAGAGATACATACATATGTGATAGGTGTCTTCAAAGAAGAGGTCGTTGATGTCAAAGATTGAGAGTAATCTTCAAAATATTGCTTCTGAACGCGCAGTGCTTGCTGGACTGTTTCAGCATGGGCAAGAAAGTCTAATTGAGGTTGAGCTTTTTGTTGGCGAGGATAGTTTTACTCTTGATGCAAATAAAGTTCTATATAAGTGCATCTCACATGCACTCAAAGACAAAGAAACGGCTGGATATGCAGATATTCTATCTTCTGCTAAAAGTCTAGATCTAGACGAGTATGTTGAGAGAAATGACATTCTCAAGCATATCTCTGGAATTATGAATACTCCTATACATATAGATAATGTAGGGGAACATGCGAAAAAGCTAAAGAAGCTAGAATTTGCACGAAAGGTTCAATCAGAGCTAAGAACAATATATAGCGATCTAAATAAAGTAACCGGCGATGAATCTATCAACGAAATACTCTCGGTAGCAGAATCACCAATTCAAAATATATGTCTTTCTTATATTAAGGAAGATGAAATGACTCCTCAATTGATTGGAGATGATATTGATGCATATCTAGATCACTTGCAGGATAATACAGGAAAGTCAATCGGAATCACGACAGGGCTTTCAGAATTTGATAAAGCAATCGGAGGTGGTCTTCGTCGTAAATGCGTTGATCTAATCGCGGCTAGGCCAAAAGTTGGCAAGAGTGTTTTCGCTGATAATGTGGCACTACATGTAACAAAAACTCATAATATTCCGGTCCTTATGCTTGATACGGAAATGAGTAAAGAAGATCATATAAATAGACTTCTTGCAAATCTTAGCGAAACTGAAATTAACGAGATTGCTTCTGGTAATTTCTTTAATGACGATCATAAAAAAGATAAGGTTTCTCAAGTTGCAAAAGTAATCAAGGAAATACCATATGACTATATAAGCATTGCCGGAAGACCATTTGAAGAAACTCTCTCTATCGCAAAAAGATGGCTAATAAAGAAAGTCGGTTATGATGAAAACGGAGTACTTAATGATTGCTTGATTATTTATGACTACTTAAAGCTAATGACATCTAATAGTATAAACAACAATCTTGCAGAGTTTCAAGTCCTGGGATTTCAGATTACTGCACTGCATAACTTCTGCGTAGAAAATGATTGCCCCTGTTTGTCATTTGTTCAGCTTAATCGTGATGGCATAACTAAAGAGAGTACAGATGTTGTCAGCGGTTCAGACAGACTTGTATGGCTGTGTACCAGCTTTTCTATCTTTAAAGATAAAACGGAAGAAGAAAGATTGACAGACGGGATAACCTGTGGTAATAAGAAGCTAATTCCAATTGTATCTAGGCACGGCCCAGGCATTGAAGATGAAGGCTACATATGCCTTCAAATGGATGGTCAGTACGCTAAGATCAGAGAGCTTGGCACTATTAGGAGCATAAAGAGAAATGAGCACGGTAATCAACAGGGATTTTCAGATCAAGCAGACATTGATACTGAAGGCCAAACTGATGAAGAAGATTTTTGATCTTTTTGATTTTTTCGGTATTCATGATTATTACGAATCAAATAACTTATTGATAAGCAGTTGCCCAATACATGAAGGCGATAATATAACTGCGTTCAATATTAACATTGACGAATACAACGAAGAACATTATGGCAAATGGTTTTGCAATACTAAAGGTTGCCACAACGATAAGCCTGGGAAAGATATCATCTCATTAGTATGGATGCTTTTGGAAAAGAAGCACGATAAAGAAATTGCATTTCCAGAAGTAATAAAATTCTGCAATAGCTTTTGTGCAGATGTTCTGATTGATAGCGATAGTATAAATACAATAAAGAATGATGTTTTTGATAAACTCATAAAACTGCAAAACAAAAAAACATTAAAAGAAAATGGCTGTAAAATAAAAAGAGAGATTGTTCGCAGCCGCCTGCAATTTCCAGCCAGCTTTTATATCAATAGGGGATTTTCTGAAAAGATTTTAGATGAATTTGATGTTGGACTTTGCACAAACCCTAAAAGTCAAATGTATCAGCGTGTAGTCTTTCCAGTGTATGATGAAAATAATGAGTTTATGGTTGGGTGTACTGGAAGAACAATATCTGACAGTCCTAGAAAATGGATAAACCAAAGGGGATTTAATAAGTCCAATTTTTTGTACAATTATGGAAAAGCAATAGAGCATATAAGAAGGGCTGAGACTATAATACTTGTAGAAGGACAGGGAGATGTGATTCGCTTATGGGAGGCTGGAATATATAACGCCGTAGGGATGTTTGGATCAAAGATAAGTGACTCACAAGAATTCTTAATTCAAAAGACGGGCGTTTCCAATATTGTAATCATGGCTGATAATGATGATGCTGGAAATATCTGCACCAAAGATATAACTGAAAGACTAAAATACCTGTTTAATATCTACACTGTAAAGCTACCAAAGAATGATATAGGCGATATGTCAATTGATGAAATTAACAATATTATAAAACCTCAAATTGAAGGAAAATACTGATGACTAAAATTGTGGCAATTTCGGGCAAGCAACAATCTGGAAAGACAACATTATCAAATTATCTTCATGGTCATGAAATGAAAAGACATGATGTTATAGAAAAGTTTTTCATCTCACCGATAGGAGAGCTTGTTGTCAATTGTACGTTTCATGATGAAAACGGAAAAGAGTTTGAGGAAATGGGGGTTTTGGACTTGCAACAAAAAAATGATGAGTTTTATCAATATGCCTCAAGGAGAATTTGGCCGCTTATAAGATGTTATAACTTTGCCGATTCTCTGAAGGAAATTTGCACTATGCTATTCAATATTCCTCCAGAATGTGTATACGGAAATGATGAGCAAAAGAATACAGTTCAAGAACATCTTAGATGGGAAAATATGCCCGGTATGGATAAAACAATTGGACCAATGACATCGCGTGAATTTATGCAATTTTTTGGCACCGAAATTATGCGTAAAATGTATGAGCCTATATGGCTAGAAAATTGTTTTAAGAGAATAGAAGAGGATAGTCCAGATATTGCGATTATTGCAGACTGCCGATTCATGAATGAAGTAAAAGCGGTTCAAGAAAGGGGCGGGAAGGTTATTAGACTTACTAGAAATCCATATGCTAGTAAACATGCCAGTGAAGTTGATGCTGACAAATATGATGGATTTGATGGAGTTATTAACAATGAGCATATGAATATAGAAGAGTCTTGTGCGGAGTTTTTGTCCATGCTAGTTAATTTAAACGTTACCAAAAAACTAAGAGAGGTCGGTAAGTATACCGTATCAATAAAATGATTATTTGCTACCATAGATCCTCTAGCATTGGCACGCTAGAGATGTGCGAAATGAAATACTTTTTCCAATATGTGCTTGGAATGAAAGACAAGACTAATAAAAAGGCGGTCCTTGGAACGGTATTTCATAGGGCTATGCAAGTGCTGGCAGATAAGAAAATAGCACAATTAAATAAGAAACGAAAATTAAAAAACGACGATATACAAGACTTGACATTTGCGGAATGTGATGATATAGAATATGTAACCAACATATGTTTTGAATACTACAAGAAGCATGAAGATGATGTAGACTTAATGCCAAAGGATCTAAAAACTTGTATAGATTGGGTATACAAGGCATTGGCATATAATAATGGTTCGTTAGATCCTAGAAATCAAAACGTTCACGCTACAGAGCTTTTCTTTGATATTGAGATAAAAAAACCTTGGGCTGAATACCACTACAATGTTAATGGCAAAGAGTTCTCTGGAAACTTAGCAATAAAGGGAACGATAGACTTGATAGTAAAAGAAGATGATTCATACTACCAAGTTCTTGACTACAAGTCTGGCAAGAGATTAAACTGGGCAACAGGCAGAGAAAAGACATACGAAGATTTATGTTCTGACAAGCAGTTGCTACTTTATTTCTATGCATTAAAAAATATGTACCCCAATCATGATTTTTATACAAGTATTTATTATGTAAACGACGGTGGTATTTTTGACATAGTTTTCTCAGATGAGGATTATGAAAAAGCAGAAAAAATGCTTAAAGCTAAGTTTGAATATATCCGATCTATAGAACTACCCAAATTGCTTTCTGAGGACCAATCTCACTGGAAATGCACCAAGTTATGCAAATTCTCAGAACCGTACAAGGATTCTGGAAAAACCACTTGCAAATTCTTTCATGATATGGTAAGATCTAAAGGCATGGACGAAGTTGTGTCTATGTACGCAGATCTAAATAAACTTGGTAAATATGGAAGTGGAGGCGGTAAAATAGATGGCGTAAACAATAATGAATAAAAAAATCTGCAAGATATGTCAAAAACTTCTTCCAGAGACTAATGAGTTTTTTTATACTAGTAGAAATTATTTTCAATCAACATGTAAACAGTGTAGAAACTCAATAAAAATAAATATTAATACAAATGATTCCATTTTAAAAATTTGTAATGGATGTAATGAACATTTACCAGCGACTATAGAATTTTTTCATAAATCTAAACGTGAAAAGGATGGGTTAAGGTCTAAATGTAAAAAATGTAGATGTATTGAGAAAAAAGATTATCATAATAAAAATAGAGAATCAATATTATCTAGAAACCGTGCTTATGAATCTAGAAAAGACATTAAGGAAAAAAAGAAAAAATATAGATCATCAGTAGAATATAAGAACAAAAGAAATGCACGTGAAAAAAAGTCAAGATCTAAAAATCCATCTTATAGACTAGTTCAATCTTTAAGAAGTTCATTCAATAAGTATATAAGAAAAAAAAACAGTACTTTTTCATATATTGGTCTTGAAAAAAAAGATTTCATGAAATATATTGAGTGTAAATTTCAGTCAGGAATGTCATGGGAAAATTATGGACAATGGCACATAGATCATATCAAGCCTCTTTCATCATTTAATTTTAATAATGAGGAAGAAATATACATCGCATGGAATTATACAAATCTACAGCCATTATGGGCGATTGATAATTTAATTAAAGGTAAAAAATGCTGAGAAATCATAGTCACTATTCACTATTATCATCAACTTCTAAATCCAGGCAGATAGCAAAAACCTGTAAGGATGCTGGATATTCTTATGCTGGTATCACAGACATAGCCACTATTAGTGGCTGTGTTAATTTTATACAGGCTTGCAAAAAAGAATCCATCAAGCCAATCATTGGTTGCGAAATTATATTTGATGATGATTCAAGAATCACTATTCTATGCAAGAACAATCACGCATGGACAGAGCTTCTTAAAATCATTTCAATATCTAATAGTCCAGAAAATTACAAAGATACTCCTAAAATAAACTTTCAATCCTTTATTGATAATATAACTCCGCATGATTTTGTGTGTATTGATGGATATGTTGGAAGTAGATTTTATCGTTCATTATTCAACGATGAGGAGTGTGTTTTTGATTCACTTGATAGCGATCTGATTGAAGATTGTCTTACACAAGATTATGAAGTGAAAGCTAATAAGTATGTAGAAAATATGCGATCAATATTTGCTAACTATTTTCTTGAAGTGAACAATACAGATCATGAAACATATCCTATAACCAAAACATTAAGAGATATTATTTATTCTATAGATCCAGAACATACTATATGCATTCCAGAATCAATATTTGCTAACTATTTTCTTGAAGTGAACAATACAGATCATGAAACATATCCTATAACCAAAACATTAAGAGATATTATTTATTCTATAGATCCAGAACATACTATATGCATTCCAGACACTGCTTCTTATTATCCAGAAAAGAAAGATGCTGTTGATCATAGGGTTCTCATATGCACCAAGCTAAAAACCACTATGAAAAAGCTAGATCAAAAAATATCTGAGAAGAAAGACCTTGACTCCCTAAGATTTATTCGTAGTAGTAACTACTATATTAAAAGCTCAGATCTACTAGTTAAGGAATATGATAATAATCTATACTACAATCTCACTCAGATTGCCGCTCTAATTGATGATATAGATATTCTGTCAAAACCAAAACTGCCAGCATTTGAAACGCCGAACGGAGGCTCTGAAGATGAATACTTAAAGCAGCTTTGCAGAGATGGATGGAGAAAGATCATTAAAGACCGCATACCCAAGGAAAATCAAGATGTATATAAAGATAGAGTTTTGAAGGAGTTGGAAGTTATTAACAAAGCCAATCTTTCTGGATACTTCCTTATAGTTCAAGATTATGTAAATCACTTTAGAAATATGGGATGTTTGGTTGGACCCGCTCGCGGTTCAGGCGGCGGTTCTCTGGTATGCTATCTAACCGGCATTACACTTATTGATCCAATAGAATATGGTCTGCTTTTTGAAAGATTTTACAATGAAGGTCGCAATACAGAGGATCATATTTCTCTTCCAGATATTGATGTTGACTTTCCACCAGATTATAGAGATCAAGTTATTGATTATCTAAAAAACAAGTATGGTGAATCTAGAGTATGCCAGATGTTAACATTTGGTAAACTTGCCGGAAGGTCTATTCTTAAAGAAGTATTAAGAGTGAATGAATCATGTGGTTTTGATCAGATGAATTTGATTACAGAAAAGATTCCAAACGAAGCCGCTATTTCTGATCTTCTTGAAGAAATGGATAATCCATCAGTAATTAGGTGGGCACTGGAGAATGACAAAAATGCCCTCATTGACTATTGCTGGCTTGACGAAGATGGGAGCCTAAAAGGCGAATACGCAAAGATATTTGAGCAGGCTATGAGAATGGAGGGAATCTTTAAAACACAAGGAAAACATGCTGCTGGAGTGGTTATTACATCAGATGACTTGTCAGAAGTCTGTCCTATGGTAAAATCTTCTAGGAGTTCAGAGCAAATTGCTGGAATGGAAATGGGAGATCTTGAAGCAATTGGGTGTGTAAAATTTGACATTTTGGGCGTGAATCTTCTCAAGAAGATATCCGAAACTATACATGAGGTAAATGATGAACTATAGAGATTTTATTGTATATGACTTTGAAACAACAAGTGCTAACCCGCATTCTACTCAACCAGTACAGATTGCCGCAATTGCAATTCACGGTAGGAAGCTAGAAATTAAAGAGGGATCAGAATTTCAATCCCTAATGAAGCCAGAATTTGATAAAGCTAAGTGTAAAAAGCTTGGTATAGACCCACTTGAAGATGGTGCGGTGGCAGTCCATGGTAAGACAGAGGAGATACTTCAGGATGCACCATCAACCGAATCTGTTTGGAAGAACTTCACAGACTACGTTGATCAATATAATTTCAAGGGTGGAAATTGGGGTGCCCCAATCAGTGTTGGTTACAACATAAAGGGTTTTGATTCAATTATAGTGAATAGACTATGTACACAAAAACCATATAAGTTTGGCCCGATAGATGAAAAAAGAGGAGAGCAAAGTCTTTTCAATCGTATCCACAGTATAGATTTATTGGATTTCATGTTTGCCCTTTTTGAAAACAATAAAGATGTCAATTCTCTATCTGCTGATAATCTAGTTAGAGGTTATATGGGTTATTCTGCTGGTAGGGCACATGATGCTATGTCGGACGTTATAATGACCGCTGAGTTGTTTTGTAGAACCATGAGGATGTTGAGGACTACAGCAAGTAGAAAGAATTTTAAAAATGCATTCACAGATTGATATAACTAACGTTCCAGAAAATGATATTGATGTCTGGAAGATGATTGGAGAGGGAAGAGTCAAGGGATGCTTTCAGATTGAAAGTCATCTTGGTAAGACTTGGTGTCAAAAATTAAAGCCAGAAAATATGACCGAACTGGCGGCTCTAATCAGTATTATTCGCCCCGGATGTATTTCTGGAGACACATATGTCACAGTAAAAAAATATTTACACAAAGACAAAAAAAATAGAATCAAAAGAATAAAAATAAGAGACTTGAATGATAAAAAAATCACAAGCGTTTATTCATTAGATGAAAGTAATCTATCCATCATCGACAATAGGGTGTTAGATATATTTTATAGCGGTCAAAAGGAATGCTTTTCTGTAAAAGTACGCAAGTATTCCATGGGTCAGGCAGATAATAGAGATTGTCATCCGGCATGGTATGATTTAGAATGTACTGATGATCATGAGTTATTTACATCAAATTTAGAATGGGTTGCACTAAAAGATCTAAAAATTGGTGATAGAATTGCTGGATTTAAAAAGCAAAATAATAGAGATATACGAAACGAAACTATCTCAAATAGGTATGTAAAAAATGGACCGAGACATAGAAATGTTTCTGGAACAAGATACTTTCATGAAATATGCTATAAATCCTACATAGAAAAATGCGTAATGTGCGGATGGTGTGAAACAACACTTGATGTTCATCATATATCTGGAAACAGACATACTGATAATTCAAAAAATAATTTAGTATTTCTATGCCCAAACTGCCATAGAAAAGAAATAAAGCATCTTATAATAAACGATCAAATTATAGCTAATAGACTGCAATATATATTACCAGAATCAAATGACATTGAGTGGGTAACATATATGGGCAAAGAATCTGTTGGAATAAAAGATACCTATGATATATCAATGGCTGAACCTCATCATAGCTTTATAGCTGGTAATTTTATAGTTCATAACTGCTTAAAGGCAGTATATAATGGTAAAACAATGACTCAACACTTTGTTGACAGAAAGCATGGTCAGGAAGAAATTCCAAGCCTGCATGAAAGTATTGATGATCTATTAAAAGAAACATACGGAGTTATTGTTTACCAGGAACAGGCAATGGAAATTGCGGTAAGGATGGCCGGATTTGATCTAAAAGAAGCGGACAATCTTCGTAAGGCTATTGGTAAGAAAAAAGCAGATCTCATGAAAGAGGTGCGTGGCAAGTTTCTTGAAGGATGTGTCAAAAATAGAATAGATAACTCCAAAGCTGAAGACATTTTTGATATGATTGAAAAGTCTGCTAGATACTCGTTCAACAAATCTCATGCCGTAGCATATGCTAAGATGGCGTATTGGTCTGCATGGACGCGATATCATTATCCAGAAAAGTTTTTTAAGAATTGGCTAAGGAACGCAGATGAGAAGATAGATCCAGATCTTGAAAAGAGACAATTGATTATTTCTGCTAAGTCGGAAGATATAGAGATTCGCGGACCAAATATTAATATACTTGAA